AGCGGCCTTTTGTCGTTTACGCTGGCTTATCTTTCATTGGTGGTTCGTCCTTGTCATTCTCAAAGATGAACGTAATGTTAAACAAGCCAAGAAAGAGCACAATCATGCTATCTGGCTCTCCTTCGAAGTCAGGCTGGTCATCTATGTTCTCTACACAATAAATGTCATCCTGAGCAATGCCAAAGATGAGGCCGTTGTTCCATTCAAAATTAATCTGCATAAGGTTCCTTAAATTTCACATACACCAGCGGTGCAAGCAAGCATCTGAGCTCCTTCCACCATATCAGTGTTCTCAATGAATGCTTCCCAATCAATGTTCTTTGGCGTGTCTCGCAAAGCCTGCTCATATTCATCCTGCGTACATTCAGTGTACGGAGCCTGTCGATATGTTCCTCCATCCATTGGCAAGAAGCTCACCCCTGTAATCTCATCAAAATTCTTCCACACAAACGCTCCAACTTCAGGCCATTCATTCTCCTTCACAGAGATGGTCACAGAAGGCTTATGCTCACAATAGTGCCGTTGGTACACCAGCCACAGCTTCAAGTGCTGTAGGGCGCTCAAATCCTCTCGTAGCAAGGCTCCCGGCGCTGTTGCCATAGGGAATGCAAACACTGTCGTACTGTCAGGCTTCATAACACAAGGCTCTGAAGGAAACCCAGCAGCCTTCAAGAAGTCTGTCAGAGGGTCTTTGTTATCACTTCGTACACGGCGAATGAAATATTCACTATGCTGAGGATGCAAACCACTTGCAGTACCAGTAAGCTGCGATACAGTGCCTTCTGGCTTAATGGCAGTAATCGCCACACTAGCATTAATACCAAGAGAAGAAGCAAGTTTATCATTAACAGATACAGCATGGGCTTTCAACCTTTCAAGTAACGCAGGCAAAGCCTCGTCATCAGGATTATTCAATAATTTATTATCCAAAATACCCGTCATGCTTACACCAAGCAAACGCTCTTCTTCAGTGTTTGTTTGCCAAATCTTACGCAGATATGGGAAGTATGTCAGTGTGCTCTGAAAAGTTCCAAGGATAGTAGCAAGCTCAATTTTCTCTAGCAGGGTAGCTTCTGTGTCGAAGGGTCGAACGATGACAGAGGACAAATTACAAAACTGGTAAGGCCGGAGGATAATCTCACTGCAAGGGTTCGTACCATACTCAGCATTGGTTTTACGACGACCATTCTTACTAGCTTGTCGTTCACTTGCTTCACGATTAAAGATGCCCCGCTCACCACTGTGGCTTTCATAAATACTAGTCCATTCTTTCATAAATTCACCAACATCAGGCTTCACATTGTACGTAGCGCTGTTGTTAGCCAGAGCGCGTTGTCCATTAGTGTCCCACCAGTTTCCTGCCTTCGCTGTAGCCATACGATGGTCAGTGAGGTCAGACAGAGAAATCATTGCGCTTCGACGTACACCGCCAACGACCACCACCTCCCCCACTTTACAAAGCAGGTCATGTGCTTCCAAACTGGTAAGGCGGCGTCCTGCTGCTCCCTTAAACTTAGCAACTGCATATTTGAAAAGCTCCACAAGTGGCTCCGGGCCACTAGCACGACCTCCAAAGGTTTTGAGACGTTCCCCAGCAGGTCGGATTTTAGATACGTCCCACTTAGGCACCTCGCCGCTATAGAGCAATGCAAGAACCTGACGAAGCGCTTTAGCCCAGCCTTCTTTACTATCGGACACAACAATAGTAGTAGCACTATCATAAAGCCGTTCAGGAATCTCTGGAAGTTTATTAACATATTTCTGTTCCACACTAAAGCCAACACCAGTTCCACACAGGAGAATGTACATAGCCTCATCGAAGCACTTAGGGTCATCAATGGGCAAGTAGCTACAGTTGTAGCCCGCTACGTTCTGACGCTCCAAAGCCTCTCCACTGGTCATAATGTTACGCATTGAAGGCACAACGGCCAGATTCACCACAGCATCCTCTAGACGCATACGCATAGGCGCTGTGAGAATGTAGTTGTGTTTCTTCAGCAAATGCTCTTCCATAAAGTTGAAATAACGTGCTACTGTTTCGTCCCAATGCTCACGGCGGCCTTTGTTGTCCAGAAAGCGTGAGTAGCGGCTTTTTGCAATGTATGTTTGGTATGGTGTTAGTTTAGTCATCAAGTTCCTTAATTAGCTTATTCATATTGTCTTCAATCTCATCTGAAAACCTATGAACTAGCTCTTCACTTGTGATTTGTAGCAAATCAAGCAAAGCAGTTTCGTCAATGGTTTTCAGGCGCTCCATTAGTTCCCTAAGAAGCATCGTCATTTTTATCATGCCACAGCATAAAGAGCAAGCAGCAAATAGCATGGGCTATGTGGCTTTCGTTGCTTTCATAGTCTCGGCTTTCTCCTTGTTGATGTGCCACCAAATGGCGCATGGTTGCGTCCATGTATCGGTTATTAGCATCATCCACAAATTTCCAATTATCAGGTGCATATTTCTTTGCTCCAAAGGTGAGAACCTTCACTACATCTTCTACCTCAGACCAAGGAAGCAAGTTCCACTTAGGTTTGTCTTTGTCAAACTTAACACCAAGAGCTTTAACATATTCCTCAAGTTGTATTGCCATATTTACGCTCCAAATATTCAATTGAGAGCATAAACTCATCAAAGTGTCCATCTTCAACTTCATTCAACATAACAAGGCCACGCCAATGCTTGTTGCTCAGTTGATCCATATAATCTTCATCATGCAAATAATAACTACCTGCAATGATGCTGCAAATTGGTGCTCCATCAGCACGCTTCCCATAAGCTATTTGCTTTCCTTGCTGATGCCCTGCAACGCAAGACATATGAAGCTTGCTAATAATAGCAGCAGGACTAGCAGCGGGACGACCCATAGCGCCAACAGGCCAATAGTGACAAAAGCCAACACCAGCAATAAAGACTGGATGCAGAAAATCATGTACTTCCCAATCCTTTTCATATTCCAAGTCCTCCGTGCTTATAAGTCCCTCTAACGTAGGGTTGTTGTTTACAGCCCGTTTAATGCGGTTTTCGTGGTTCCCTAGTGTAAGCACTAGGCGAGGCTTGTAAACCTTGTGTTTAGAGGCTTTCTGCGCCTTCTGGAGGCTACGCAAGGGCTCTAGAAGCTTCTTCATTGCTTCCTTCACCACTTCCACATCCTTCTTGTAGCGCAGTCCTTCGAAGTATTTGCTTCCCTTCACATCATGTGTAGACAGGGAAGGCATATCTGCGAAGTCACCTATGTTTATTACAACATCAGGCATAGAGTCACAGATAGCCTTCCCGGCCCATTCCAGATGTTGCAGAGGAACTCCTTCCTTTACCTGACAATCAGGAATGACAAGTATACGCATTACCAATAAGCTTTCATATCTTGATCTGCTTCAAAGGTGCCTAGCGTCCAATCACTTTCAGTAAAAGGATTCTCTTCCAGCCGTACCTTTGCTTTCACACCTACATAGCCACTAGCTTCAAGGAAGTTCAGAAAGCTTTCAAGAATTACAGGCCATGTGCTGCCCTCTTCAAACACTTGTTGTTTAACAAGGGTTGTTCCTTCTTCTTTAAAAGAGAAGGTGAAGGTTTGTGAATAGTCGGTTTCTTCGTAACTAAAATTATCGTTCATCGCCTGAGCCTTTCAAAACGCCGCGCTGTTGACGGCTATAAAGTTTATCAATATTAGCTTGTGCTACTTCTTCTAGTGAATGGTCTAGATTCTCTGCCATTACAGCAACAAACCATAACACATCACCAAGTTCTTTAATTAACTCACTTCGGAGTTTCGTATAGTCGTGAATATCTGTGCTGCAATCTCTAATATATTTAGCGTATTTCCCAGCCACTTCTCCTGCCTCTGCTGAAAGGCCAGTAACCAGATAGTTCAGGTTGTTAGCGCTTAGGAGACAAGTAGCCCGTGCGTCTTTCTGGTAGTCATTTAATTTCATGCCTTACCTCCGGGTGATTGTCACTAAAATATTCACAGCCTTTGTAGGCGTGGTCGTAAGGCACATAGACAAAATAGGCTTGTCGCTGCTCGTTAACTGGTGCAGTGTAGCGATAACACTCGCCTTTAAGTGGACAGCCTTCGCCGTAGCACATACTTATATCAGCCATTCTGTTCTCCAATAAAAGGAAAGAGTTTAATAAGTTCGGCCTTGCAGGCCTCAGCAATGTCTCGATGTTCCTTCTGTGTCTCAGGGCCACAGCGAATATCAATGTAATGCATCCAGCTACGCAGAGAACCATTCATATACATCTTACTCGTTGTAAGACCTTCTGGCAACACCTTGCGAGCAACTTCTTTAGCAACACCAGCATTCAAAGCATTCTTGTACAGCCGTGTAGCCTGAGCAAGCAAGCTGCCTTGTTCATTCTGCCACCAACGCTGTAGCTCTCTGTCTTCTGTCTCTATGCTGCTCTGACGGTTTGTTGTGTCCTGCATACGCAGGCCAGCACGTTCCCATTCATAAGCCTCTGCATACCGCTGACTAAACTCTTGGAAGCTGAAGCTACGGTGACGAAGCACTTGTCGTGCAATGTCTCGTGTTGTTTCAATTTCCATACAAACATTCACCATTTCAAATGGGCTCCAGTGTTTGTGCTTAATCAGGTAGCGCAGCAGCTTCCCCTTGTCGTCCTTGTCTTGTGCTGCTGGGTTGCTTACACGCGCCATATAGGCAATGAGCTTCTCTCCCTCTGGTGTACTCCAAACTACTGATACTTTCATTTATCTTCCTTAACTAATATTATCACAATATGGTTTACAACTGCATTGTTGATGGTCAATAATAGAGGTACTCTTTACACCACAATAATACAAAGGAAGCCAAGCATACCGCCAATTAACTGGCCGAGCCTGTACAGCTTCTAAGCCATCCAATGAAAGCCATTTTGTAGGGATCCCCCATTCAAGGGGGTCGCCTCCTAGGCCAAGTTCTTTCATTTCTTCTTCCTTTGTTCTTTCTCACTAGCAGTTTTAACAGCATGGCAGGGCTTACACAACACTTGAAGGTTCTCTGTCTCACAAAATAAACGATCAATGTATGTTTCCCATCCTTGGAAGCCCTTTTTGGGGTCTACCACTGGTTTCTTATGGTCAACCTGCACATCCTTTGAGACAAACTCTCCCTTGCACGAGGCGCAGGAGAAATGTTGAGCTAGTTTACCTGTTTTCTTGTTCACCTTCCTGTCTACGAAAGCTGCCTTCAATGCCTCAAACTTAGGAGGCCATCGCTGGGTTGCTGTTCGTAGCGCAGAAGTGATAAAGCTTTTAAACCTAGCTTCAGTCCATTGTCCACTATTGTACTCTCTCATGCAG